CGGCGTATGGCTTGGCCTCTCCGGGGGAGATGACCTGGCCATCAGCCGCGGTGCGCGTGGTCAGGATCGGGTAGCGGATCGTCGGGGTGTCGACCTGAACCTCGGTGAACAGTGCGGCCAAGGTGAGCTGCTCCTGACGGAGCCCCGGCATCTCGAGCTGACGGACGAACGTCTCCGGGATCGAGCCCGCGTTCTGACCCGTCTGCGGAAGCAGAGGATCGCCCACCGCGGCGTGGAACTGGATATCCGGGCTCTCCCAGCGGCCCGAGCGGCCGATGGAAGCCTTATAGACCTCCGACGCGGTCAGTGCCTCACCCCATGTCCGGGCCTTCCCCGGCTCCATGCGCTCAGGCTCGGTCTCGAAGTCCTGCCCGAGCTGGTTGAGCGCGTCATCGCGGACCTTGCCCGCCAGGATCGCCTTGATCTTGTCCTGGAACTCCGAAGCGGCCGACATGTGACGCCGGGATTCGGCGTCCTCGTCGTCGTTCAGGTCGCGGGCACCCTGACGAGCGCCATCGGACAACGCCTGCGCGGCGTCGAGGTGCTTCTGTTTCTCCGCCTTGAAATAGGTCAGCAAGGCATCGACCGGATCGGTCTTGGTTGCCATTTCCATACCTCCTCGAAGGTCTCAGGACGTGCAGCACTCACGACCCCATCGGGGGATCGCTACTTGGTTGAGCCGACCGAGCGGTCGGCTACTCGAACAGGGAGCTCAAAGAGGGGTCCTCCCTCAAGAGCGCGATCTGGGGGTCGAGCCCCTGGCGCCGGGTGCCCGACAGCTCCGGCTCGGGAGCCGGCTCGGGCTCGAGATCGGGGTCGCCGTCGGCTTTGACACCTAGGCGGACCATGAGGTCCGAGGTTGTGCTGGTGCTACCGGAGAACGCCTCGACGGCGGTGGACACAGGAGCCGCCTTGGGTTCGGGATCGGGCGCAACGAAGTCTTCGGCCAGCGCCACACGCATCACGGCCGCCTGAGCCTCGAACTCACCCTGCAACGCTCCCGGCTTGGAGGACGCTGCGAGCTGCTCGCCGACGACGCCCTCGAGGGAGCCGATGCGGTCCACCATGCCGGCGCTGAGACCCGCGCTCGCCGAGACAGCACGACCCTCCCCGAACCCTGAGCGCACGTCCTCAACCGATACACGGCGCCCCTTGGCGACGTCGGAGACGAACATCCCGTAGAACTCGTCCACGAGGGCCTGAACGTGGGCACGAGCCTCATCCGAGAGCGGCTCCCATCGGTTCCCCTCGGTCTTGAACTTGCCCGCGGAGATCAGCGAAACCTTGAGACCCTTCGCCCCCGCAGCCTTAGACATGTCCTCGTGCGCGACCTTCACGCCGATGGAACCGACCAGTGCGCTCTTGGTGGCGACGATCTCGTCTGCCTGGGAGGCCAACCAGTATGCTGCGGAGGCCATCATGCCGTTCGCGACCGCCACTATGGGCTTGGTCCCACGTGCCGAGCGGAGCTCGCCCGCCATCTCAGGGATGCCCTCGACGCTCCCGCCCGGTGAGTCGACGTCGAGCACGATCGCACCGACCTCCTTGGTGCCCATGGCCTCACGGAACATCGACCGGAATCCCTCGACGGAGGTCCCGCCGCTCATATCGGAGAACATGGAAGCCTTCGGCACGATCACACCGTGCAATGGGACCACCGCTACCCCCTGAGGCGCCGGCGGCCGGGCAGGTCGGCGCGCGGACTCCAGTCGCTCAGCCAGCTCCTCGGAGTCCATGCGCACGTCCATCGCTCGGTCAACGAGGAGATTCGCGATCAGCTCCATGTAGGGTTCGTACAGCGCCCACGGGGTGCCGAACACCGCCTTGAATACGTGCTGGTAGCGCATACCCACGGTCCGATCCTCCTTCGCGCGCTTCAGCTCGACGAAGGCTTGGCGAGCCGCAGGGGTGGCCATGAGCTCCTTGAACTCAGCGACCGTGGTCTCATCCGCCCTCTGTTCACTCATGGTCCCTCCAGCGCCTCCGCCAGCTCGGCGAGCTCGTCGATACGTAGTTGCCCATGACCGTTAGCCTGCCCTGGGGCCGGTTGGTCAGCGATACCCGGCGTGGTCTCGGTCTCATCCAACTGAACCTGCGGGCCGTACTCGTAGGCCTTCGGCCGCGCCGGCCAGTTGTAGGGGTTCTCCTCGTCGTCGGGATCCCCGATGGGTGCCATCCCACGCAACGCGCGTATGTCGTTCGGCGACTGCCAGGGGACCTGCACGGACTGCCGCGCGGCCTGTGCCTGCTGCTCGAAGTCGCCCTGCAGCTTCTCGTCGATGTTGAACTCGACGTAGAGGTCGGGCTCGCCGAACTCAGGCAGGAGCTGGAGCCACAGCGCCTTCTCTATCATCGCGTTCCACGGCCCGAGCACGTCCACGTAGAGGATCTTGTGGAACTCCTTCAGACTCGCGAACGTCGCAGAGCCCTTGCGCGAGAGCATCGCGAGCGGGATGTGGTAGGCCGTCGCCACGACGTCGAGCGCCCACTCACGCCCGGCGATGAACTCCGCATCCTTCGGGGAGAACGACGTGGGCTGGTAGTCCATGCCGTCTTCCAGGACCGGCGTCTCACCCTCCAGGTCACCACCACGGACGAACCGCCGCCAACCCTCGCGGAACCGCTTGAACGCCGTCTCGTCCCAGTTGCCGGCCTCCGCCGGCCGCTTGAGCAGACCGTCCATCCGAGCACCCTTACGCCAGAACTTCGCGCGCCAGCGCGTCGCCTCGGACTCTTCGCGGAGCACCATCGTCAGCGGGTGCAGCCGCGACTGACCGACGCGGGTGTCCAGCGGGTCATAGCCGTGGATATGCACGACCTCATCCGGCGCGAACGACCTGGGCGGTTTGCCGTTCCGGACATCGACCTCGTAGCTAGCGGGACCGGTGATGATGCTGCCGCCCTTGACCGTCATGTACGCCGGCGGGATCCGGTGCAACTGCAACCCATCGGAGCCCTGAACCTTGATCCAGAAGGCATTCTCGTATAGCCCGAGGTCGCTCACGGTGGCGTGGATGAGGTCGAACCCCGTCGTCTGGGGGTTGGGGCGTTCGAGCAGCTTCGCGAGAGGGTGATCGTCGAGCGGAGGCCGGGACTGGTCCGCTTGGCGGCGATGAACCTTGAGCTTCGTGTGCGCGATCGCCTGAGCCAGGAAGTTGACGCAGATCCGGACCGCGATCTGCTTGCGATAGATGTAGGCGGCATCGATCGCACCGTCACTCGCGATCGCGTCGTTCAGCCCAGCCGAGAACACGACCGAGGATTCCCACGGTGTGCCCTCAGAGGCGTAGTCGCTCAGGAAGCTCGCGCCGATGCCGGGGAGCGGCTGAGCGCCATCAGCGTTCACACGCCGGAACCAGCTACGGATACCCACGCGCGTTCACCTCTCCTTCAGAGCACGAGCAGACCGTGGTCCGCGTAGGCGGAACCGCGTGGTGCTTCTGCGATCAGCGCCCGGCGCATCGCCATCTCGAACGCGGCGAGACCCGAGACGTTGTCATGCGAGCCCTTGCGGTCGATCTTGAGGACCCCGCCACTCGTCTCCTTGCCGATGATGTTGCTGACCTGCCACGTCGCTATCGGGTTCGCTCCGTGCATGATCTCCTGGGTCCGGACGAGCCGCTCGATGTCCATGAGGGCAGACCCCGGCGTCGTCGCGTACAGGGGAACTACGGTCGTCACGCGATCTTCTATGATCGGTTGCACGATCCCGATGGTGCCGTTCGGGTCATAGGCGAGCTCGCGAACATCGAACCGCTCGCAGTCCTCGCGGATCTGCGCGATATGCCGCGCAACGTCGATCACGTCACCGTCGGTGATCGTGAGCCGGTGCTCCCGCGCCCAGATGCTCGCCTTGTCGTTCGTCCGCTCGTTCAGCGCCTGCAAGCTCTCTTCGGGCAGGAAGTGCCGCCAGATGACCCACCAGCCCTCGCCCTCGGGGTTGCGAGCTACCCACGCGACCGAGGTGAGGTCTTGAACCGAGGCGGCAACGAGACCGCCCCACACCGGCTGACCGTGCAGCTTCTCCTCGCCCACGATCCCGGCCGAGGCCACCCAGTCCTCATACGGGATGACCTCGACCTCGGCGCTCGTCTGCCACTGGTTCAGCCGGAACTGCCGGAAGCGGCGCTCCTCACGCGGGTTGTTCTGCGCGGTGGTGAGCTCGTCACGCAGGAGCTGGGGCCGCAGGAACTCCCCGAGCGCCGGGTTCGCGAGCTTCCACGTCTCCTGATCGGTCCAGTCCGCGTCCTTCGGGACCGTGCGGATGTAGACCAACCGTCGAGGGTCGAGACTCGGGTCCTTCTCCACACGAGCCGAGAAGTCGTGCTCGTCCTTCGCGAAGCTGTTGGGGTCGGCCCCGGCCGTGGTCGCGGCGACCATGAGCGGCTGCCGGCGCTTGAACCCGGTCTTCAGTGCGTCCCAGAGCTCACCGTTCGGCTGGGCGATCACCTCATCGAACAGGATCCCGTGTGGGTCTTGGCCGAGGTTCCCGAGGGCATCGGCGGCGACCACCGCGTAGAAGCTCCCGGTCTTCGGATAGACGATCCGCTTGTTGGTCGGGTAGATGACGAATGGCTTGCCCGACCGCGGACCTCCACCGAGCCCGGAGAGCTCGAGCATCCGCCGAGCCACGTTGAACACGAGCGAGGCCTGGTCGCGGTCCCTCGCAACCCCGTAGACCTCGGCGCCTTCCTCGTCATCGGCCCCGGTCAGTAGGAGCGCGATCCCGGCCATGAGCTCAGACTTGCCGTTCCCACGCCCGAGCTCGATCCACGCGAGGCTGTACAGGCGGCCCCACTCCCCCGTATCCGGATCCCTGGTCTGCCGACCGAAGAGCGGCCCGATGATGTCGTCCCGCTGGAACGACGCCAGGACGAACGGTTGCCGCGCGTAAACCCCCTTCGTGTGAACCAGGAGCTTCTCGAAGAAGTCCACCGCGTGTTGGGCCTTGGCCTTGTCGAACCGACTCCGCATGGCGCGCACGGCCCCCTAGCTGAGGAGCTTCCGCGCCTCCTCGAACCGGTCACCCTCCGGCATCTCGATACCCGACCGAGCCGATGGGGTAAGGCCGAACTCCTGGCCGAACGCCCGGATGATCTGAGCCTCGTCACGAACGATCTGCAACGCCGGGTTCTTCACGAGGCGCCCCTTGTCCCCCCGTACCAGCAGCGCCGACCCATCGACCGCACGACAGGCCTCCCGGTGGTGCACGACGGCCTCGCAGAAGACCGCGAACCCGTGGACATCCCAGAAGGTCAGGACCGACTTGCGGTGCATCTCACCGGAGAGCGCGAGCCAGACCTCCTTCGCCCCCTCCGACAGCCACTCCAACGGCTCGGGCGGTCCCTCGGTCGGGTCCGGCTTCGGCTCGGTGCGGTTGATTCGCGCAGGCTTCTCGCCCTTCACGATCTTGAGCGCCGTCGGCGTCGGGGCTGGTCCTCGGTTACCCACGCGTCGCCTCCTTGCCGGTGAAGGCTTCCCATCGGGCCACGATCACGTCGCAGTAGGCGGGGTCAATCTCCATGAGATAGGCCGTTCGGCCCGTCCGCTCGGCGGCGATCAGTGTCGAGCCGGATCCACCGAACAGGTCTAGGACCCGATCCAGATGCTCACTGCTGTTGGCTATCGCCCGAGCCGCCAACTCCACCGGCTTCTGGGTCGGGTGGAACTCATTCTTCGCGGCCCGGTCGACTTCCCAGACGGTGACTTCGTTGTTCGGCCCGTACCACTTGGCGGTCTTCCCCTTGCGATGGGCGTAGAAGCAGGGCTCGTGCTTGCCCGCATAGTGGGCTGCCGTGACGAACTGAGCGTTGTTCTTCACCCAGATGATCTGGGCTGTGATGACGTACCCCGCAGCGGCAGCGGCAGCGGCAGCGGCATGAGCGTCGGCATACCAGAGATACAGAGCCGCGTGATCCGCCGCAGCGCTCCTGAGATTCGGCAGCGCATCGGCGTAGATCGTGGTTCCCGTCTGATCGGCAATGAGCGCGGTGCGCGGTTTCGCGCCGCCGCTATAGCCAACCCCGTATGGAGGATCGGTGAACACCAGGTCGGCCATAACCCCGCCCATGAGCCCGGCCAGATCGTCCGCCCTCGTGCTATCCCCGCACAGCAGCCGATGGTCCCCCAGCAACCACAGTTCGCCCGGCTTCGTGATCGGCTCGGCCGGGATCTCGGGGACCTCGTCAGGGTCGGTAAGCCCTACGGCGCTCGTCGGGTTGTATGAAGCCAGATGCGCCGCCAGCCCGTCGTCCGTGATCGCGATCTCGCTGAGCAACGCCGCGAGGCGGTCCCCACCCGTCCCGGCCATCGCCGCGAGCGGGTCGAGCGTCGCCAGGAGCAGGCGGGCC